TTAAATCTGGCGGCCGAACCACTCAACTTTACCGACGACTTGCACGTCGTTGGACTCATCTCTTAAGTCAATCTCAAACGGGGCGTATGCCTCATTTGCCGATGTGAACAGCAATTTGCCGCCAGGCATCGATTGGATGCGCTTAACCACCAGCTCATCGTTGATGCGGACAACGTATAAGCCGTTGCCGGGGCGGTTTTTGGCGTGATTGACCAGAATCGTATCGCCGTCCTCCAGCACGCCGGTCATGCTGTCGCCCTTGACGGCAATCACAGACAGATCCTTAGGATTGGCGCGCAGGTAGTTGTCGACCCAATAACGGCGGAAAGCCATGCGCAGCGTGGATTTGTGGTCTTGGTTGTAATGACCGTTGCCGGCTGAAGCCTTAATGTTGTAGCGGGGAACAAAGACGAACTCGGAAACATCTACCGAATTGCCCAATGTGTCCTCTACTATATATTGCTTATCTTCTGCCGGCTCGATTGCTGGTGAATCTGCAAATGGAGCGCCTTTGCCGGTCAAGAGCCAAGTTAAATCAACGCCTGTGCGCTCATGAATCTTAACCAAACTCTCAGCTTTAGGAATCGCTCCCTCATCCCACACCCGCTTAAAACCCGGAAAAGACATATCTATCTCTTTTGCAATAGTGGTGGGCCTAACATCCTCAGGCCAGAGGGATTTTAGTCGTGTCAAAAAATCATCCATAAAGGGCTCCCGCCTAGCAAATGCGAGAAAGCAAATAACTAAGCAAATAAACCATTCTTTTGCTATGTAGTAAATGCTTATTTACATCATATACTTAGTGAATAAATTGCAAATTGAAGTATTTTTTACATAGCAAAAGCTTGCTACTGAATTATTTACTTAGTATTATGCACACACGTTAAGCAAGTAGATGTAGCAAACGAACTAAGTAAATGGAGGTAGTGCAAATGAAAAAAAATACAGCAGACTGGCATCGGGCGGATGTGGTCGCTGCGCTCAAAAAAATGGGATGGACAGTACGCTCGTTATCCGTTGCCAATGGGTTGAGCCCCAATACATTAAAAACGGCGCTGGCCGTACCCTATCCCAAATGCGAACGGATCATTGCAGACGCTTTGGGAATGCAGCCTGAGGAAATCTGGCCTCAGCGATACGCAAAACGTAACTTTAAGCCTCAGCTCCATGCAGCAAATGCTGAGTGCGCGTAACGTTTATGCAGTCAGTTTAGTGCCAAAAAGAGAATTATGCACCCCAAAAGTTTCTTTTTTGTGAGAAATCGACAATGAGAAAAGCGGCAGATATTAAAGCAACATCATTAGATCACGCAATCGCTTTAACCAAGCAATACGCAAAAGCAAACCGAATGCCATCAAAAGTGATGGCGGATCTGATGGGCGTTGAACTTAAAACTTATTACCGGTGGCTGCTTGAAAACAGCATCCCACTCAACCGGATAGCGCAATTTGAGGCGCTTGCAGGCTGCCATTATGTGAGCGAATACCTGTGCATCATGGGGGGAAACCGTGTTGTGATTAATATTCCGCGCGGCCGAAAAGGCAGTGCGAGAAATATGGCTGCAGTGAATACTCAGGCAGCTGATGCGCTGGCAAAACTGGCGAAATGGTATGAAGACGGCAGCGGCGTGGACGAAACTATCGAAGCATTAAGTAATTTATTGGCAGTTTTGGCCTATCAGCGCGAAAACTTAAAGTTGGCTCAAACCCCTGAACTCTGTTTTGGAGGCCAAGATGAGGACGACGAATAACCTGCTCTCGGCCGCCGATTTGGCAAGCATGAATCTGGCTTGTCTGCCCGCCACCCGGCAAGCGGTTGAGCACCGCGCAAAAAAGCAAGGTTGGCCGGTTGAGTGGCAAGATGGTATTGGCCGGGGCGGAAAAAAACGGATGTATCCGCTTACCGGATTGCCGCCTGAAATCCAAACCGCCATCCGCGAAAAACAGGCGGCGGAAATTTTGAGCCGGGCGGATCAGTTGCCGGTGGCGGTGGTTGGGAATCCGCCGGCGGCCAAGCCCAAAAAGCTCGGGGTGGCGCTGCGGCGTGAAGCGCAGCTGATGATCCCGCTGGACGACCTGATGAAAGGATACACCCAGAAGCAGAAAGACTGCGCCCATGCGCGGATGGCGTTGGCATCGGCGGTGCTGCATATCCACCGTGTGGCCGGTTTGGCGCTTAAGCCTGCGATTGCGCTCTTGATTGAACGCATCGAAACGGGCACGGCGGATGCGGTGTTGGTGGCGGCGGTGCCGCTGGCCAATGCCCGCAGCGGCGGCAAGGCTAAATTATCTGCCCGCTCGCTGATGGGCTGGGTGCAGGATTATAAACACGGGCAGACCCCCGCCGAGCGTCTGGCGCTGCTGGCACCGAAGACCACCAAGCAGGAAACGCCGATTATGGCCTACGGCTGGCTGCCGCACTTTGCCAAGGTGCACTGTATCCCGAGCGCACCGTCTTTGTCGGAATCGTATCGGGTGTTTGCGGCGGCCTGGCAGCGCGAGCAGCGGCCGGAGCAGCTGCCCACGCTGCGGCAAGTAACCCGGGTGTGGGGCAAGCTGCCGATGATTATGCAGGAGCGCGGCCGCAAGACGGGCGCGGCGTATAAGGCGATTTTGCCCTATGTTAAGCGCGATTGGGATGCGCTTAATCCCAATGATGTGTGGATCGGCGACGGCCACAGCTTTAAGGCCAAGGTGGCGCATCCGCTGCACGGGCGGCCGTTTAAGCCCGAGGTTACTGTGTTGATTGACGGCTGCAGCAGGATGGTGATGGGGTTTTCGGTGTCGCTCGCGGAAAGCTGCGTGGCGGTGGCCGACGGGCTGCGGATCGGCATCAAGCATTTTGGTGTGCCGCTGATGTATTACTCGGATAACGGCGCCGGCCAGACCGGCAAGACGATTGACCATGAGATCACCGGCCTCACCGCCCGTTTGGGTATCCACCATGAGACGGGCTTGCCCGGCAATCCGCAAGGGCGCGGCATTATCGAGCGCTGGTGGCAGGACAATCTGATTGCGCTGGCGCGGCAATATGAGACCTTTGTCGGCGCGGGCATGGACAGCAGCACGCAGTCGCTGATTTACCGCAAGATGGAGAGCGCTTTTAACGCGCTGGATAAGGGCAAGGCGCTGACCGATGAGCAGCAGCGCTATCTGCAAAAGCTGCCCAGCTGGAGCCGGTTTATCGCCGATGTTGCGGCCTGTATCGATGCCTACAACGCGCGGCCGCACTCGGAATTGCCGAAAAAAGCCGACGGCAGCCGCTACACGCCGGCGGAATACCGCGACAAGCGGCTCGCAGACGGCGGAATCACACCGGATTACCTGAGCCAACAGGAGCTGGATATGCTGTTTATGCCGCAGGAGATCCGCAAGGTGCAGCGCGGCTGGATTGATTTGTTTACCAATCAATATTTTAGCGAGGATCTGGCGCAATACCACAAAGACGAGGTGCGCGTGGCTTATGACTTGGACGATGCACAAACCGTGGTGGTGTATGACTTGGACGGCAAGTTTTTGACCAAGGCCAAACTCAACGGCAATAAGCGCTCGGCCTTTCCGCTCTCGCGGCGGGATCAGTTGGCCGAACAGCGCGCACAAGGCCGGATCAAGCGCTCGGAACAGGCGATTGCTTTGGCCAAAGCGGAGCTTAATCCCGCACTGGAGCAGGCGGCGGCGCTGGATGAATTGTTTGGGGCGCAATGGCGGCAGGCATCGGGCAGCGATGTGTTGATGAGCCGGCCATTGGTGGCAAGAGATGACGATATTGTGTTGTTTAAAACCGATTTGGAGGAAGAATAAATGGACCAAAAACTGCATGAGCAATTTGTCGAGCATTATCAAAAGAGCGGCTTGAGCCAAAGCCAGTTGGCGCGCGCGGTTACCGTGGCGCCGGCGGCGATCAATATGTATCTCGGCAAGAAATACCAAAAATACGGCGGCAATCTCAATACGATCGAAGCCAAGATCCGCGATTATCTGGAACGGGTGGCGGCCAACAGCGCGCGGGCGCAGCTGCATCAGGTGTTTGTGCCGACCAAGACGGCGCGCCGCATCCATGAAGTGATGAATGATGTGCATCATGATTGCGAGGTGGCGGTGATCTACGGCCAGGCGGGCTTGGGCAAAACCATGGCGGTGCGCGAATACTGCCGCGAAAATCCGACCGCGATCCTGATTGAGACCAATCCGAGCTACACCGCGCAGGTGTTGATGCGCAAGATTGCGGCGGCGGTGCGCGTGCCGACATCGGGCACGCTCAACGAGGTGTTTGAGGCGGTGGCCGAGCGCCTGCGCGACTCCAAACGGCTGCTGGTGGTGGACGAAGCGGAAAACCTGCCCCTGCGCGCTCTTGAACTGCTGCGCCGTCTGCATGATGAGACCGATATCGGGCTGGTGTTAAGCGGTATGCCGCGCCTGATTGTCAATCTGCGCGGCAAGCGCGGCGAGCTGGTGCAGCTTTATAGCCGGGTGAGCATTGCGGTGGCGCTGGGCGACACTTTGCCGGATGCCGAGTTGGACAAAATCGCCCGCGCCGCCCTGCCGTCGGCCGATGATGAGACGGTGGCGGCGCTGGTTAAGGAGAGCGGCGGCAATACGCGCCGGCTCAATAAGCTGATGCTCGGCGTGGTGCGCAGCGCGGATAAATTGCAGATGCCGATACAGGCGGGGATTGTCAAAAAATACAGCACGGTGTTGATCCGCTGATGGCCGGCTTATATTTTTTTGCCTTTTGAAAATTATAAGCTATTGAAATATAAGGAATTGCAAAATGGAAATGCTGATTGAGAAAGCCTGGCATTGGGCGGGCGCGCTGTTGGCGGTGTTGGCGGTAGCGCTGTTTCAGACGGCCTGCGAGCCGCAGCCGGTGGCGGCGGTGGCCGTGTCGATGCGGCCGGCGGCAGACGATGCGGCTCAAGCCGATGCCGCTTGGCGCAAGGCATACGGCGCGATGAGCGACGATGAGCGTATGCGCGGGGTGGTGTATGAGCCTGAGTAATCTTTTAGGCAGCGCGAAGTGCTGTGTGCAATGCGGCGAGTTGCGCGGGCTGGGGAGCTTTTTGGTGGACGGCCAAGTGCGCGATGTGTGCGGCGAGTGCCGAACCCGGGCGAAAAAAGAGATGGATAAGGTCAGGCAGCCCAGCTATGCGCTGGCTAAAGACGACTGGCCGCCGATGCCGGAAATCCTGAAAAACCAATACTGGAGGAGCCATGCAAACGATTAGGCGCAGGCAGACGGCCTGCTGGCAGCGGCGCAATGCCACACATTGGATGAACCGCCTGCAGCGACGGCGGGCGGCGGTAAGAGCGATACAGCAACGGTTTGGAAAAGGCGCCATCACGATGGGGGATGGGCGGATGATTGGAGCGCGAGATGAACACCAAATGCCCTAACTGCGGTGCAATCAACAGTTTAGACAGCCTGCTGGCCAATGCCGAATCTGCCGAGCTGCTGCGGCTGCTGGCCGATTTAAGCGATTTGGGCGCGCTGGCGCTGCGCTATCTGGGGCTGTTTCGTCCGGCCAAAAGCCAGCTCTCGTTTGCCCGCGCCGCCAAGCTGCTGGCCGAGATTGTGCCGGCGATCCGCGCCGGCGAGATCTGCCGTGACGGCGTGGTCTGCTCCGCACCGCCCGAGGCTTGGCAGCATGGTTTTCGAGCGGCGCTTGAGGCGCGTGATACAGGCCGTCTGAAACTGCCGCTTAAATCGCACGGCTATCTCTACGAGATTATCAGCCAATGGCGGCCGGAAAAGGCTTTGCCGGAACCGGCAAACCGATTGCAGGACAAGGCGGCCAAGCCCAGCCAGACGCTGCGCTCCGCCGCCAAACTTGAGGAGTTGAGACGATGAGCAAACTGCCTGCCCCGCTTTACAACGAGCTGCTGGACGGCCTGCAGTTGATGCTGGCGCTGCGCTTAAGCGGCGCGCCGGCGGCCGATACGGTGGCGGCGACGGCCACTGCCTGGGAAATGGCCTTGAGCCATGGCCGAGCGTGGGATGAGGCGGCCGATCAGGGGCGTTTTCAGACGGCCTTTAGGCAGATGGCCGCCGAAATGACTTGGTGGCCGGCGCCCGCCGATTTGCTGGAGCGGCTGCCTCCGCGCCCGCCGCCGGTGCAGTTGGCGCATCACTACCACCCCACAGCAGCGCAGCGCGAAGCCGCTGCCGAAGTCATCCGACAATGCCGCCAAGTGCTGGCGGCGAAAAGAATCCATCAACCCGACCAAAAGGAAAATCAAAATGGCTAAAACCAAAACCCGCATTAAACAGCCGGCGATTGCCGCTGCCCAAGACCGCGCCGAAGTGACCGCGCATATCCGCCGAATTGGCGACTTGCAGCGCGAAGTCAAACGCCTGGAAACCGAGGCAGGCGATAAAAAAGCCGCCATCGAAGAAGAGTATGCCGCGCTGGCCGCGCCGTACTGCCAAGAAATCCTGGCCTTATCGGAGAGCGTGGCTGCCTATTGCGAGGCGCATAAAGACGAGCTGACCGAACAAGGCAAGACCAAAACGGTGGATTTTGTGACGGGGCTGGTTAAATGGCGTATCCGCCCGCCGAGCGTTAAGGTTACCGGCGTGGCCGCCGTGCTGGCCTGGCTGAAAGACAAGACCGCCTACGCCCAGTTTGTGCGCACCAAGCACGAGATCGATAAAGACGCGATCCTCAATCAAAAAGAGCGCTTTGCCGACGGCCAAGTGCCGGGGATTAAGATTGTGTCGGGGGTGGAGGATTTTGTGATCGAGCCGACGGAGCAGGAATTGGCAGGTGTCTGACATCCAATAGTCGTAGGTCGGGCATTGATGCCCGACGCAACACACCGCAATTCTGTCGGGCATCAATGCCCGACCTACACCGCCTGAAACCCCAAATCCAAGCGGATTGTACGCAGCCCGCTTCAGTTTGGCGTTTTGCCCTATAATGAATGCCTTGAATGACATTTGCGTGAATTGGAGAAGGTCATGAAAGCGATTCAAGGGCTGTTTATGCTTTTAGGTGTGCTGCTGATGTTGTTGGTGAAATGCTTCGAGTGGCTAAGCGCGTATCGGAAACATCGAAAAGCGAAACCGCAAACAGAGCAGTGCAAGCAAGCAGAGCAGCAGCGCAAGCAAGCGGAGATTGCCGCATGGCAGGCTGATTTGCATGCCAAAGCCAATGCAATCAGGCAGTCAAAGCAAGAGCAGAAAGAGCGCACGGCTGCTGAGTGCGCGCAGAAATGCGAAACACTGAGCGGCTATCTGGAAGTGAGGCAAGCGCTTTATCATGAAGTGTTGGGTCTTTTGAATATTTTTTCCGGCAATTACCGGATGGATCCGGATACCCGGACACAACAAGTGATTTGGGAGTCGGTAAAAATCATTTTGGAAAGCAAAAATGCCAAAACGATAGAGTCGCGCATCAATGTGATCCAACAGTACTCTGAAAGTCTAGGCTATCCTGTTGTGGATGACTATGTGTTTAAGATATTGCATACCCATGGTTTCTTAGTTCAGATTGCCGCTTTGCAGGACAAAAAGGAAAGCTATAAAACCCAAGCCGCCAAAAACAAAGCGGATACGAAGATGGAAGAGCTTTTCGAGCAGGCGCTTAGCGCAGAGACGGTTTACCGGCAGCCTTTGCAGGAGTTCCGGCTGCTGTGCAAACAGCAGGATACCGAAGCGCTTGCCAATCTCGGGATTTTGCCGTAAAGTAAAAAAAGGTGCTCAAAACACCTTGATTACTGTACGGATATAACGCCCCGATAGTGCGCATTTTTTACGCCTATCAATTACAGATGGCCTGATTAAGGCCTTCTGTATCCCAGCCTATGGCCGGGCGTGCGAGGAATACAATACCTGCCCTGCAGGGAATAACTCCGCCGCTTACAGTACGGTTTTGAGCACCCGGCCGCCCTTTTCGGGCAATTCTCAAATTTCCTATCAAAAAGGATACTGTAATGAACTCCCAATTAATCCCTACTGTTTCCGGTCAACTTGACGGTCAAACTCAAGCGCTTGTTGATGCACGCGAATTGCATGATTTTTTAGGTGTAGAAACCCAGTTTAAAGACTGGATTAAACGTCGGATTGCTGATTATGGATTTGTCGAAAATGTAGATTTTTCTTGCTGCTCAAATTTGAGCAGCGGAGAAAATCAAAGACTTAGGGGATTTTTCGGCGGGCATAACCGCATTGACTATCTGATCTCCCTCGACATGGCAAAAGAGCTCTGCATGGTCGAACGCAACGACAAAGGCCGCCAAGCTCGCCGTTACTTTATCGAAATGGAAAAACAGGCCAAAGCCATTCCCGATGCCGTGCTGTGGCGGATTGACGCGCTCGAAGACGCCTATTTCCAAGCCGCGCCTGAAATGCTCAGTCTGCTGCGCTACCGCAATATGGGTCTGAACCTGACCGAAATCGGCAAACTGTTGGACTTAAACCCCGGCGCGGTGTCCTACCGCCTGAAAAAGCTGAATGATTTGGGCTTTGTGCAGTATCAGGCCAATCCGCAAATCGGCCGTTATGCCCAACAATCGTTGTCTTTGGAGGGCTGAATCATGGCACAGCAAACCTATACCCTGACTTTCAGCGACGACGATCTGAAACATCTGGATATTGCCTACTTTACGCTGAATTATCTGGCCGGTACCGGCGCTGATTTGGACCTTATTCAGGGCGGTTTGGCAGCACTTACCGAAACTGCCTGCCAGCATCTCGAACATTTGTACGGCGCCATGTATACCGCTGCCTGCGAAGCCCATTGCCGGCCCGGGCAGACAGGCGGATCGGCAAAGGCCGCTTAGTTCTCTCTGATGTCCGAAGGCCGTCTGAATTTTCAGACGGCCTTTTTGTTATCTTTTGTAAAGTGTTTGACAGTTTTTTAAGCCGAAATATCATTTAGGCTATTGATATAAATTAAATAAACAGCAAAATGAAACCGTCGGACACCCGCAAAAAAATGATCGCCAAAATCAAGATCGGCCAGAAAGAGCTGGCCATGGCCGAGCAGGACTACCGCGCCATGCTGCTGCGCGTGACCGGTAAAAGCAGTTGTGCGCTGTTGAGCGAGGGTGAGTTGGAGCGGGTGTTGCGCGAGCTGGGGCGGCTGGGGTTTGCCTCGCAATCGGCAGGCCGTCGGCCGCTGCGCCGTGTGGCGGCCAAGCCGCTGATGGGTAAGATCGAGGCGCTGTTGCTGGATAACGGCTGGACTTGGGCTTATGCCAACGGCACGGCCAAGCGGATGTTCGGGGTGGAGCGGGTCGAGTATTTGGATAACGAGCGCCTGCATAAGGTGGCGGCGGCTTTGCAGATTGCGGCCAACCGCAAGCGTAAAAACAAGGGAGGAGACGGCGATGGAGATCGGACGCGCGGAACATCTGCTGCCTGAGTCGGTGGCGGATATTGTGGCGGTGATCGGCCTGGAGGCCACCGCCGATTTGGTGGCCGCAATCGGCGGCTGCCGGTTTAAGTTTGGGCGCGGGGTGCGGGATACGCCGCGTTTGCGCCTGCTGTTTTCGGTGATCGGCGAGGCCAAAACTTATGATCTGCTGCGGGTGTACGGCGGCGAGGAGCTGTATCTGCCGCGCTGCGACAAGGCGTTGCGCGCTTTGCGCAATGAGCAGTTTAAGGCCGAGTATCTGGATTTAACCGAAAAACAGGGTTTGAGCGGCGTGATGGCGATCAGCCGGCTTTGCCCTCGCTATAAGATATCCGACCGCACGGCTTATACGATTTTGCGCAGCAAAACCGAGCCTGTGACGCAGCAGCGCACATTATTCTGACGCCTCCAGACTTGCCGCCCGATCCGGGCGGTTTTTTTGCGCCTGTTTCAGACGGCCTGCAGGGGCTGAAACCCGTCCACTGCCTTGCTGCGGCGCGGAAAAAATACAATTAAAGCCTGTTTAAGGTGTATCTGGATTGACGTGACACGGGGCAAATATGAGTTTTGAGCAATTTATCGACCGCGTTTTGGCGCACGAGGGTGGCTATGTCAACCACCCGCGCGACCCGGGCGGCGAGACCAATTGGGGCATCACGCGCCGCACGGCGCAGGCCAACGGCTACACGGGCGCGATGCGCGAGATGACGCGTGTGCAGGCGGTGGCGATTTATCGTCGGGCGTTTTGGCTGCGCTACGGCTTGGACAAGATGCCGCCGGCGGTGGCCTATCAGGTGTTTGATGCGGCGGTCAACCACGGCTGGGGCAATGCCGCCCGCTTTTTGCAGCGCGCGCTGGATGTGGCCGATGACGGCCGTGTCGGCCCGGTGACGCTGGCGGCTTTGGCCAAGGCCGATGCGGCGGATGTGGTGTACCGCTTTTTGGCCGAGCGGCTGGTGTTTTATACCAAGCTCTCCACCTACCCCACCTTCGGGCGCGGCTGGCTGCGTCGCGTGGCGCACAATTTGTGCTATGCGGCGGTGGATACGGGGCATCCGCGCGCGCTGGATGTGGCCGAGAGCATTGAGCGCTTTGTGCAGAGCAATAAGCAGTTTGGCGCCCAGCAAGTGGCCGGCGCACGCTCTTATGTGGCGCGGTTGCACGGTTTGACGGGAGGTGCGGCCAATGGGATTGCCTAAAGTGATTGCCGCTGCCGCGCTGACGGTGGCGTTGCGCGATTTGTCGGTGCGCTGGCAGGTGGCAGACAAGTTATGCGCTGCGGGCTTTCCGGCCGTCAGCCGCAAATCAGGGGTGGCGGCCGCCAAACGTGCGGCTAAAAAGCGAAAGGCAAAAAAATGAAACTGATTAAATGGCTCTCGGGGCTGGTGTCCAACCCCGCCACCGGCCAAATTTCGCACACCAAGCTGTGGGCCAATGTGGCGGCGTTGGCGATGACGATTAAGTTTGCCGGCACGAGCGATGCGCCCGAATGGCTGTGGTGGGCTTATGGCGCGATGGTGGGCGGCTATGCGCTGATCAAGCGCGGCATTGCCGCCGTGCCGCAGGTGGCGCAGATCGCGCAAGGCAAGGAGCGCGATGATGCCGCTTAACTGGATTAAGCCGCTGGCGCGGGTGCTGCTGGTGGCGGCTGCGGTGTTGGCGGTGTATTTCGGCGGGCGCCATGACGGCCAACGTCTGGCGGCGGCCGAAGCCGAAAAGCAAATGGCCGTTATGCACGCGGCCGCTTTGGCAGTGGAGCAGGATTACGCGGCCAAGCTCGCCGATGCGGCGGCCGAAAAGCAGAAATGGTATGACTTTGCCCAAAAGCAAAGCGTGGATTTGGCGGCGGCGCTGCAGCAATTGGATGCAGCCGAGGCCGCAAACAAAAAGGAAATCCCCAATGCGATCAAACAAGACAATGCCGGCGCTGTGCCTTATGGCGGCCTTGGCGACAACAGCCTGCGGCTCTACCGCAAATCCCTCGGCTACTCCGATTAAAGTGATTGAGACTCCGGCGATGCCGCCGCTGCCCGCTGCGCTGCTGGTGCCGCCGTTGCGCCCCGCACCGCCGGCAAGCGGCACGCCGCAGGCGCTGTTGGAGCACGCGGCCGAGTTTGGCCGTTATGTGGGGGCGCTTGAGCAGCAAAACGCCGCCTGGCGCACATGGGCGGGAGGCATCAAATGAGGTACCGCGATTTGGTGCAGCGCGTGATTGCGGCCAAGCACGCCGATTTGGAGCTGGGCTTGAGCCGCGCCCGCGAGCAGGAGGGGTTTGTGCTGCTGGTGTCGCAGCTGCTCGAGAGCACCTGCTGGCCCTACACCGTGCGCATGGACAACCGTTTTGCCGTTACCTTTGTGATGTCGCGCGGCAAGGTGCAATTTGAGCACCAAATCCGCGCGGTGTGGCAGACGCTGGCCGCGCGCTATGAGGTGTACCGCACCGGCGATGCGGTTGAGGTGTGCAGCTGCCGGCCGGACGGCTACAGTTGCCGCGTGGTGTTTGAGGAGGAGTGAGATGGGCGGAGTGACCCCGATCACGGTGGAGTATGTGTTTGGGCTGGTGGTGTCGTTTCTGATCGCTTTGCTGTGGTATTGGGTTAAGTCGATTTCAGACGGCCTGAAAGAGGCACGCGACGAGCGCGACGAACTGCGCGGCATGGTGCATCAGGTCAAAATCGACTACGCCACCAAGGCCGATGCGCGCGCCGATGCGCGCCAAGTGATGGATGCGTTGGGGCGGCTGGAAAACAAAGTGGACAAGCTGGCCGACAAGCTGGACAGAAAGGCAGACAAAGCATGAACCAAGATCCGATTTTGGCGGCGCTGGCCCGCATCGAAGCCAAGCAGGATATGTGTTTGGAAAATCAACAGATTATGGAAGAAGGGCTACAGAAAATCCGCACCGAAACCCGCCGTATTTCGGCGGCCACCGGCGCGGCGGCCGGCGGTGTGGCCGGTGCGGTATCGGGCGGCCTGGTGGCCGCCGGCGTGGCCTTGATCAAGGCTAAACTGGGGCTGTAACCATGGCGCACCCGAAAGAGACCCGCGAGCGATTGCGCCAGCTCTATATCAGCGGCCAGCAGACGCTGGAGACGGCGGCGATTGTGTGCCAAGTGCCGCAGGCCACCGCGCGCGCGTGGAAACGCACGGCCAAAGAAAAAGGCGACGATTGGGACAAACTGCGCGCTGCCTACACGCTGGCCGGTGGTGGTATTGAAGACCTGAGCCGCGCGATGTTGGCCGGTTTTATGGTGCAGTACAACAGCACCATGACGATGTTGCAGGATACGTCGGTGGAAGATTTAACGCCGTCCGAACGCGCCAAAATGCTGGCGAGCTTGGCCGATGCGTTTACCAAAACCGTGGCCGCCAATGCGCGCGTGATGCCGGAAACATCGAAGCTGGCAACGGCGTTGGAGCTGATTGAAATGCTGATGGCGTTTGTGCAAGAAAAACACCCCAAACATCTGGCCGCGTTTGTGGAAGTGCTGGAGCCGTTTGGGGCGGAGGTGGAGAAGCGGTTTGGTTAGTGGGGTTGTGCGGTAAACGTATCATCAGGATGTTTGCTGGCAATCCCAAGTCCAACCATTTTATTTAAATGGCTGGTTAACTTTTCCAGCGAAATTTTAAAGCCTTGCTCTTGCAATAAACCCTGTATTTCAGACGGCGTATGCTTTCCGCTCTCAAGAATTTTATGCAGCGAGTAGTCAATATTCATATTGTCTTTTCCTTATAAATTTTGTAGCAGGCTGATGATTTGCGGAGATGTTACAGCGTCAATGGCTTTTTCCGTGAATTTGGCCAACGCGGCATCTCCCATTTTGCCTACCAGGCTCTTAAGACGGCTTTTTTCTGTAGGGGTAATGTTATCGGCTTGTTCGATTTTGGCTGTCAATAAGTCTTGGATGGTGTCGCTGTGCAGTTTGACGGTGACGACGCCGAGAATGGCGGAGAGTCCGCCGTCATCAGCCAAAAAGTCAAAAGCCTTTTGTGTTGGTTGGGCTGTTTGCCAAAGTATGTCGGGGATATCGGTGCCTATGTAAAGCGCCTTGTTGCAACTTAAAAGATCATGCATTTCAAGATACAAGATATTCCCGACCGCTTCGGATTTACCGTATGTTTGGATTAACTCATTGTAAAAATCATTAGATGGTTCCGCCGGATAGTGGTGCGTTAAATGCTGCAGGATGCTGTTTTGCATTTTTCTATTGATTTCCATTGGTGCTCCTGAGTCAAGATGAAAACAAAAGAATTTTTAAAGTCGCTTGCCAGTTTGGCCGCCAATCTGCGCCAAGTGATCGAGTCCGAAGTCGAGGGCTTCGACCCGTCGCCGGCGGCGGTGGCGGCTCGGCGGGCAAAGGTGTTTGATCCGGTAGATGGTTACGAATATTTTGTCAACACCTACTTTCCGCATTATGTGCGCAGCCAGCACAAATCGCAATTGCATACCTATCTGTTTGCGCGCCTGCCCGAGATCCTGCGCCAGCCTGACGGCCAGCATGACGCGATTGCCGCGCCGCGCGGCGAGGCCAAGTCCACGCTGGTAACGCAGCTGTTTAGTCTGTGGTGCATTGTGACGGGGCAAAAACACTATATCGTGATTGTGATGGACAGCATCGACCAAGCCTATCCGATGCTGGAAGCCATTAAGGCGGAGCTTGAATTTAACCCGCGTTTAAAAACCGATTTTGCCGATGCCTGCGGTCAAGGCCGCGTGTGGCAGGCGGGCACGATTGTGACCGCCAACGATATAAAGGTGCAGGTGGCAGGCTCGGGCAAAAAACTGCGCGGCCTACGCCACGGCCCCTACCGCCCCGACCTGACCATCCTTGACGACATCGAGAACGACGAGCAGGTGCGCAACCCGGATCAGCGGGATAAGGTCAACGGCTGGCTGACCAAAACCGTGCTGCCGCTTGGCGGCGTGGGGCAAAAATACGATGTGGTGTACATCGGCACGATTTTGCACTACGACAGCGTACTCAACCGCACGCTGAATAATCCGTTTTGGCGCAGCATCAAATTTAAAGCCATGCTGCAATGGCCCGACCGCATGGATTTGTGGGACGAATGGGAGGCGGTGCTGCGCAATCACGGCAAGGCCGGCGCGGCAATGGCCGACGGGTTTTACCAAGCCCATAAAGCCGAGATGGACGCCGGCGCGCAAACCAGCTGGGCGGCGCGCGGTGTGTTGGCGCTGATGCAGATCCGCGCCCGCGACGGCCATGCCACATTTGACAGCGAGTATCAAAACGACCCCGTCAGCGGCGATGATGCGCCGTTTAATAAAGCATTGCAGTTTTGGAGCGAACTGCCGGGCGATTTGGTGTATTTCGGCGCGCTCGACCCGTCGCTTGGCAAGGCCGGCGCTAGCCGCGACCCGAGTGCGATTGTGGTCGGCGGCTATCAGCGCACCACCGGCAAACTCTATATTGTTGAGGCGCAAATCAAAAAGCGCCTGCCGGATTTGATTATTGAGGATGTGATCCGCCTGCAGCAGCAATACCGCTGCAAGCTGTGGTTTGTCGAGACGGTGCAGTTTCAGGAGTTTTTGTACAGCGAGCTGGTCAAACGCAGCGCGGCGCGCGGCATACCGGTGCCGGCGCGTGCGGTTAAGCCGATTGCCGACAAGTTGTTGCGGATCGAGACGCTGCAGCCGCATATGGCCAACGGCCTGATTTTGCTGCACGCCGGCCAATCGACGCTGGAGCAGCAGTTCAGGCATTTTCCGAAGGCCGACCATGACGACGGCCCGGATGCGGTGCAGATGCTTTGGGCGGGCGCGGTCAGCAATGCCGCGCCGATCGAGTGGATCAGCACCGCTGATGACGACTTTGACGACTCCGACATTAAGAGCAAGTGGGCAAGATGATGGCCAAAAAAAACAAAAGCGACAAAATCAAGCTGCCGCGCGGCAGCCAGACAATGGATGCGCGCATCACCGCCAACGGCCGGGTGATCGCCGACCATCCGAGCAACCAAATCACGCCGGCCAAGATGCGGGCGTTGTTTGATGATGCCGAAAACGGCGATATCACCGCCCAGCACGAGCTGTTTGCCGATATCGAGGAGCGCGACAGCGCCATTGCCGCCGCCTTGGGTACGCGTAAGCTGGCCCTGCTCGGCTTGGATTGGCGGGTAACGCCGCCGCGCAATCCGAGCGCGGCCGAGGAGCAGTGGGCGGCCGCCGCCGTCGAGCTGATCGGCGGCATCGGCAATTTTGAGGATCTGCTGATGGATCTGCTTGATGCCGTCGGCCACGGCTTTGCCGCGCTGGAGGTCAGATGGGCGTTTTCAGACGGCCTGTATTGCCCGGAGGGCTTTGAGCACAAGCCGCAGTCTTGGTTTAAGTGGGATAAAGACGACAATCTGCTTATCAAAACGCCCGATCATCCGATGGGCGAGCCGCTGTGGCCGATGGGCTGGGTGGTGCACCGCCACAAAAACCGCTCCGGCCAGGCGGCGCGCAACGGCTTGTTCCGCTCGCTGGCGTGGCTGTATATGTTTAAGCATTATGCGGTGCACGACTTTGCCGAGTTTTTGGAGCTCTACGGTATGCCGATCCGAATCGGCAAATACGGCGCAGGCGCAACAGAAAAAGAAAAGCGCACCCTGCTGCGTGCGGTGGCCGAGATCGGCCACAACGCCGCCGGCATTATGCCCGACGGCATGCAGATCGAGCTGCATCAGGCCGCCGCCGGCACGACGGCTGGCTCAAATCCGTTTATGACCATGGCCGAGTGGTGCGAAAAATCGGCCGCGCGGCTGATCTTGGGGCAAACGCTGACCAGCGGCGCCGACGGACAGGCCAGCACCAATGCTTTGGGTCGGGTGCATAATGAGGTGCGCCGCGATTTGCTGGTATCCGATGCCAACCGCCTGGCGCAAACCATCACCCGCCAAATCATCCAACCTTATCTGCAAGTTAATTTTGCCGCATTTGACCCGCGCCGCTGCCCGACGTTTGAGTTTGATACGCGCGAAACCGCCGATTTGGCGGTGTTTGCCGATGCACTGCCCAAGTTGGTGGATGTCGGCGTGCAGATCCCGGAGACCTGGGCGCGCGACAAGCTGGCAATCCCCGATGTACAGGATGGCGAGGCGGTGCTGTCGCGTGCGCTGCCTGACAATCCGGTCAACCGTGCCGCGCTGGCCGCGCTCTCGGCCAAGCTGCCGACGGCCAAGCCCGCCTCCAAAACCCAACTGCTGTTAGACGGCGTGCTGGACGAGGCCTTGGAGCAGCCCGATTTTAATGCGCAGTTAAATCCGGTTTTGCGGCAGGCGGTGGCGGCGGTAATGGCCTGCGACAGCTATGCCGATGCCGATGCCGCGCTCACGGCGCTGTATCCGCAGCTGGACAACCGCAGCCTGCAGCAATACCTGCAGCAGGCCTTGTATTTGAGCGATTTGTTGGGACAGGCCGATGCCGCAGATTAATTTTGCCTTGGGGCTCAAGCCGGAAAAGGCGATTGAGTGGCTCAAGCTCAAAGGCGTGAGCGCCAAGAGCTACCGCCACCTGACGCCGTCTGAAATCGCCAAGGTGTACACCATTGCCCGGATGAGCGATTTGGATATGCTCAACGACATCAAGCAGTCGATGCTGGCCGCCGCCGACAAGGGGCAGTCTTTTGCCGATTGGAAAAAGGGTCTGCTCAACCACTTGGCCGCGCGCGGCTGGCTGCACCCAAACGGCCACAACGGGCAGGACATCATCGACCCCAAGACGGGCGAGGTGTTCGGCGCACCGCGCCGTCTGGACAATATCTACCGCACCAATATGCAAAGCGCCTATATGGCCGCTCAATATCAAACATACATGGCCAATATCGACAACCGGCCTTATTGGCAGTACGACGCGGTGATGGACAGCCGCACCCGCCCCGCCCATGCGGCGATGGACGGCCTGGTGTACCGCTACGACGATCCGTTTTGGGCAACGTTTTATCCGCCAAACGGCTACCGCTGCCGCTGCTCGGTGACCGCTTTGAGCGAGCGCGATATCGAGCGCGGCGGCTATATTGTCGGCCGCTCCACGCCCGAGAATCTGGCGGAAACGCAGAAGATTTACAACAAAAAAGGCGACAGCTATCCGACAACGGCCTATGTGGCGCCGGACGGCAGCAAGATTACCCCCGATCGCGGCTTTGGCTACAACGCCGGCCGCATGAATTACCGGCCGGATTTGGACAATTACGACCGCGCCCTAGCGCACCAGTTTGCCAAGGCGGAAATGAGCGGGCCTGAGTTTCGGGCGGCGTTTAGGCAACTGCACGATGAGTTTTATCAGGTAAAAGCGCGATTGGGGATTGATGGCAAGCCCGACAAGGCGCAGAAAGTCAAGATACAGAACACGCTATCTAGGGAGCTGAAATTTGCAGCGGGTATTTTGTCTCCCGAGGCACAGGCAGTGACGGGCATGACAAAAAGAACGGTTTGGCTGTCGGACAGTACGCTGGTTAAACAGGTGGATAGTCGTGAGGGGCAAAATTTTGGTGAGGAATATTACACATTCTTGCCGGATGTCATTGCGCAGCCTGACTATATTTTTCCGAGCAAACATCACGGCAAGCAAAGTTATTTGCTGATAGCGCAAGTGGACGGTAAGAAATTGATGGCTGTTGTGAAATATCTTCCGAGACAGCAAGAGATTTTTTTAGACAGTTTCCGCGTAATTGGGCAGGATGAGCTGAACAGCTATTTGAAGCGGAATAAATAAAACAGTCATCAGGCAAGTCTGCCGCTAGCTTGCACACGCTCATTTTGATTTTGGGCACCAACCCCAATTCACAGGGAATTGCAAAAAGGCTGCGGTAGGCAGGTTCACCGCTTTTCTGATGACTGTTTAATAATGATCATATCATGATTGAAATCCAAATCAACAATTTATTTGTCGTACAAAACCAGATTGAACGGCTGGGGCGCGGTTTGGACGACAACCGCTATCTGCTGATGCGGCGCTTGTCCGGCACCATGCACGCGGCGGTGATGACCAATTTCCGCCAGGGCGGCCGCCCCAAATGGCTGGGGCTGAAATACCGCAACGGCAAGCCGCTGGTCGATACCGGCGCTTTGCGCGGCAGCATCACTGAGTTGGCGGACAACGACACCGCCCTGGTCGGCACCAATCTGGTGTATGCCGCCATCCACAATTTTGGCGGCATGGCCGGGCGCGGCAAAAAGGTGCGCATTCCGCAACGCGAATTTTTAACGCTGACGGGGCAGGATAAGCAGGATTTGATGGACGATGTGCAGGATTATTTTGCCGGCCTGATCGGCTGATTTTTAAAAACGGCTCAAAAACGCGCTTTTTAGCGCGCTTTGCATTTGGGGTAAGCAAAGGTATTGTCGAGCCGATAAACGCGCTCTGGCGTTTTCAACGGGGCATCAGGGGCGGTTTTAAAATGTGATGTGCAAACCGGATGTGCGGCGGCCGCTTGGCCGCCTTTTTTTGCGCCCCGAATCGGTCTGAAACACCTCCCCTGCGCCCGCTGCCGGCGGCGGCTGCACAATAAGACCATTGTGAGAGAGTTGCCATGTCCAAAAAAGCATCCCAAACCAAACTGACTCTGGCTGCGTGCAGCTTTGAGGTGCAGCCGCGTGACGGCCGCATCCAGCTTTTGCCCTACGGTGAGTTCCGGGCGATTGACGGCCGCCCCTTTGACGCGCCGGCCTGGTATCTGACCGAGGATAACGGCCGTGATGTGGTCGATCTGGCCAATGCCGCGCGCAATCAGCTGGTGGTCGATTACGAGCACCAGACCCTGCACAAGGAGAAAAACGGCCAGCCCGCCCCTGCCGCCGGCTGGATGCGCTGGCTGGAGTTTACGCCCAAAGGCCTGTTTGCCGATGTGGAGTGGACGGATAAAGCCGCCGCTGCGATTGCGGCCAAGGAATACCGTTATATCTCTGCGGTGTTTAGCTACGACACCAAAGGCTATGTGCGCAAAATCTACCATGCCGCGCTGACCAATTACCCGGCGCTCGACGGCATGGACGAAGTGTTGGCGGCAGCGTCGGCACAGTTTTTAAACCCTGAAACGGAGCAAAACCCGATGAAAGAGTTGTTGCAACAACTGTTCGGCCTGCCGCAGGCGACCGAAGACGAGCTGACGGCGGCATTGACTGCGCTGTTGCAAGCCAAACCGCAAGGCGTTGCCTTGTCTGCCGACATCTTTAAAGAGTTGGCCGACAAAGACAGCCGGATCGCAGCCTTGTCTGCCCTGCCGGCCGCCCAGCCTGACCCGACGCAGTTTGCGCCGGTGGCGCTGGTGCAGGAGCTGCAAAGCCAGCTGGCCGCGCTGACTGCCGAGCGCACTGCCGACAAAGGTGCCGAGCTGATTGCCGCCGCGCTGGCCGCCGGCAAACTGCTGCCCGCGCAAAAGGAGTGGGCGGAGAGCGTACTCAAGCAAGACGGCGGCTTGGCGTTTTTGAGCAGCTATATCGACAACGCGCAGCCCGTGGCCGCGCTGACCGGCACGCAGACAGGCGGCAAGGCGGCCGAAACCGTGGTGGCGCTGACGGCCGAAGAAGCGGCTGCTGCCAAAATGCTCGGTATGAGCCATGCCGAGTTTGCCAAAATCAAAACCGAAAAGGACGATAAATAATGGATAAATCAGCCATTTTAACCGCCATCACAGCGGCTTTCCGCAAGGAATTTATGAACGGCTTGGCTGCGGTTAAGCCGTCGTACACCGCCATTGCTATGATCGTGCCGTCAACCACCGCCATCAACACTTATGCGTGGCTCGGTAAGTTTCCGAAGATGCGTGAGTGGGTGGGCGAGCGCCAGATCGAAAAAATGGGCAAAGAGGCCATGAGTCTGGCTAATAAAAAGTTTGAAGCCACTGTGGGCGTGGAACGCACCGACATCGAAGATGATCAGGTTGGTATGTACCGCCCGATGATGGCCGCGATGGGCGAATCCGCCGCCGCGCTGCCGGATGATTTGGTGTGGGGTCTGCTCAAGCAAGGCAAAACCACCACCTGCTACGACGGCCAATACTTTTTTGACACCGACCACCCCGTAAACAGCAAAACCGACGGCACCGGCAGCAACACGCCCACCGCCAACATCACCACCGGCAGCGATGAAGATGTGCCGAGCTGGTATGTGATTGACGACACCAAAACGCTCAAGCCGCTGGTATTCCAAAGCCGCACGGAGCCCGAATTTGAGACCAAGTTTGATCCCGCCAAATCGGACAAAGTGTTTATGGAAGACGTTTACCTTTACGGCTCGCGCCGCCGCTGCGCCGCCGGCTTCGGCTTGTGGCAACTGGCGCATTTGGCCGAAAAAACCGCGCTGACAAAAGCCAACTTGGAAAAAATCATCGTCAAGATGCAGCGCGTCGAGGCCAACGGCGGCTACAAGCTCGACGTCAAGCCCAGCCTCCTGGTAGTGCCGCCCGAGCTGGAGGGCGTGGCGCGCGAATTGTTGGAGGCCGACAAAATCGACGGCACCACCAACACCTTTAAAGGCCGTCTGAAGCTGCATGTGTCGGTGCATCTGTAACCTTTAACGGTTTCAGACGGCCTTTAAGAGCAGTTTAAAGGCCGTCTGAAACGGGAGACCAATATGGCAAAAAACACCAAACCCACCGAAACCCAAGCGCCCGTGCCCGAGGAAAAGACCGAAGCGTTAAGCGCGCAGGAGCTGGCGACGGCCGTTAAGGATCAGGCTGCGGATGTGCAGGCCGAATTGGCCGCTGCACGCGCCGAAATCGACGAGCTGACCGCCAAGCTGACCGATGCCGAAGACGAAAAAGAAGCCTTGGCGCGAGAATTGCGCGCGCTGCGCAGTCAGGCGGACAAAGCCGATAAAAAAGCCGACAGCCGCGAGGCGCTGTTGGTGCGCGCAGCCAAAGGCAAAGAGCTGTGGCGCGGCGGCGTGTTGTTTACCGACCAATGGCAGACCGTGAAACGCGCCGAAGTGGGCGAAACCGCTTGGGCACGCATCACCGGCGAGCCGGCGCTTGAGCGCAAAGAGGCCGAGTAATGGCTTACGCCACCGTGGCCGATATGGTTGACCGCTTCGGCGATCTCGAGATGATCGAGATGACCGACCGCCATCACAGCGGCGCGGTCAATCAGGAGGTGGCCGCTGTTGCCCTGGCGGATGCCAGCGCCGAAATCGATGCCTATCTGGGGCGCTTTGCGCGGCCGTTTGAGGAGGTGCCGCCCATCCTTAAGCGTCTGTGCTGCGACATTGCCCGCTACCGGCTGACTGCCGCCAACGGGGTGTTGATCACCGAGGAGATCCGCAACCGCTATCAAATCGATGTGCTCAACCTGCTCAAGGCGCTGGCCAAAGGCGATTTGCAGCTGGGCGCGGACGGCAGCGATGACGGACAGGCGGCTACTGCCGACAGCGGCGTGATGTTTACCAATGCCAAAAACAGGATCTTTGCCCGTGATAACCCGGATCGAGCAGCAGATTAGCGACCGCCTGCGGCGCGGATTGGGCCGTTTGGTGCGGACGGTCAAAAGCTATAACGGCGAGTTGGACGATTTGCCGGCCAGCATCCACACCCTGCCTGCGGTGTGGGTAACCTACGGCGGCAGCCGGATTGACACACCGTCCGCCGGTCAGCGCCGCTATCAGGATCAGGCCGAGTTTGTGGTGATGTGTGCCACGCGCAGTCTGCGCAGCGAGCAGTCGCTGCGGCAAGGCGGTGTGGATTGGCGCGAGATCGGCAGTAACGACTTGATTTATGCGGTGCGCCGCCTGCTCGACGGGCAGCGTTTGGGTTTGGCCGACAGTCGCGGCCTTATGCCCAAGGCCGTGCGGCCGATTGTCAAAAACACTTTGGTGCAGGCGGCGACATTGAGCGTGGTGGCCGTGGAATACACCTTGCGATTTGACAGCTGCCCCTTGGATAACGACCGCTATCCCGAGCGCACCGATGACCCTGCGCACCCCGATTATCTGTTTACCAAATATCAGGGCGAGCTCTCCGAGCCGTGGCCGTGGTTTGAGGTGATGGACGGATTGATTTTTGACCCGGCAAGCGGCGCAAACGTGCCGCTTGAGCTGGATTTGAGAAAGGATAAGGCATGAGCCTGATTAGCGTTAAGGCGGCAAACGGCCTGCGTGTGCCGCTGGAGGGTAACCCCCACGAATACATCGGCCAAGAGCCGGTGCAGGTGGACGGCGAGAGTCTGTATTACCGCCGTTTGCTGGCCGACGGCGATTTGCTGCCGGTAAGCGGCCGTCTGAAAACCCCGAAATCCCAAGGAGCAAGTCATGGCGACTGAGCATATCTCGTTTGACACCATTCCGGGCAGCCTGCGTGTGCCCGGCCAATACATCGAATTTAATACCCGCACCGCCGTGCAGGGTCTGCCGCAAAACCCGCAGAAAGTGCTGCTGCTCGCGCCGATGAACGGCGGCAGCCAGCCGCCTCTGACGCCGGTGCAGCTTTACAGCGATGCGCAGGCGGGCGATCTGTTCGGCCGTGGCTCTTGGGCGCAGCTGATGGTGCGCCAGGCGTTTGGCAATAACGCCTATCTGGATTTAACCGTCATCGGCCTGCCCGACCATGATTCCGGCGTGGCCGCTACCGGCCGCATCACGCTGGCCGGCACGGTGGCAACCGCTGCGGCGGTGTCGGTGAGCATCGGCGGCCAGTCGGTCAGTGTGGCGGCGCAAGGCGGTGAGCAGGCGTCTGCAGTGGCCGCGCGCCTGCAGGCGGCAATCAACCATGCCGCGCTGCCAGTCAGCGCAGCGGTATCCGACGGCGTGCTGTCACTCACTGCCCGCTGCAAAGGCGAGATCGGTAACGAGGTTGCCTTGTCCGCCGATGCCGGCAACAGCGGCTTGAGCATCGAGGTGTCGGCTATGGCGCAGGGTGCGGTCAATGCGGATATTGCGCCCGCTTTGGCCAAAGTGGCCGGCCGCCAATACCACATCATCGTCTGCCCGTTTGCGGACGATGCTAATCTCAAGGCGTTGTCCAACCATATCGGCCAGGTATCCAACGCCATCGAGCAGCGCGGCTGCATCGGCGTGATCGGCCACCGCAGCACCATGACGGCAGGCGCGGCCATGACCGCCAAGCTCAACGACGGCCGCATTACCTGCGCCTGGTATAAGGGCGCGGCCGAGGCCAATGCTATTTTGGCCGCCGGTTATGCGGCGGTGCTGGCGGCCGAAGAAGACCCGGCGCGCCCGCTCAACACGCTGGAGATTAAGGGTTTGGGCATCACCGCTGATGCTGACTGGCCGCTGTTTAACGAGTGCAACAGCGCGCTTTATAACGGCCTGACCCCGTTAACCGTGGTGGCGGGCAAGGTGCAGATTATGCGCGCGGTATCGACCTACACCAAATCGGCCGCCAACGTTGACGACCCGTCTTTGCTCGACATCACCACCATCCGCACGCTGGATTATGTGCGCCGCTCGGTTAAGGAACGCATCGCGCTGCGTTTCCCGCGCGACAAGCTCTCCGACCGTTTGCTGCCCAAAATCCGCAGCGAGATTTTGGATGTGCTCTACAAATTGGAGCAGGCCGAAATCATCGAAAACGTCGAGGCCAACAAAGCCAAGCTCTTGGTGGCACGCAGCCTGCAGGATGCCAACCGCGCCAATGCGGTTATCCCGGCTGATGTGGTCAACGGCCTGCACATTTTTGCCGGCCGCATCGACCTGATTCTTTAACCCCGGGCGGCCGAAAGGCCGTCTGAAAACCAACCGAAAGGGACATTATGAGCGATGCAACCTACGCCGGCGCCGTGATCATGGAGGTTAACGGCCGCGATATCGAGATCATCAGCATCAAGCCGCAAACCACCACCGGCCGAAAACCCGTAAAAACCATGAACCGCGCCGGCCGCGTGCTGGGCTACGCCGACGGCGTGACCGAGCACAAACTGAGCGTGACTGCCGCCATCCCGATTGACGGCACCGCCATCGATTGGGATAACATCACCAAGGCCAAAATTACCATCTACCCCATCAACAAAGAGGACAAGCGCGTGTCGTATATCGATTGCTTTACGATCGAGACCAGCGAGCAGTACGAGGCCGATAACGAGGCGCGCATCGATATTGAGATGGGCGCCTTGGATAAAGTAGTGGAGTAAGCGTATGCACACATTTGATCTGACATGGGGCCTGCCCCATAACGGCCGCACCTGCCGCCGTGCCGTGCTCCGCCCACTGACCATCGGCGGCGAGCTGGCCGCCATCGCCGAAATCGACGAGCTGCCGCCTTTGGCCGACGATGCTGCCGCGAGCGCCCAAACCGAGCGCGGCGTGCGTGAAACGCTGATTTACTGGTCGCACCAAATCAGCATCGAGGGCGTGCCGCCTGATGTGCTGACCGCCGATTATCTGATGGATAATCTGGTGAGCGAGGATTACAAGCAAATCCTCGGCGAAATGGCGATACTGGTAAAAAAATCCACCGCCGCTTCGGACGGCCACGCGCCGGACGAAACGGCGGCGCAAGCGGAAACTGGCGCTTAAGCCATAAAAACTACCGGCAGTCGGTGATTCTGATGGCCAAAGCCGGCATCGGCGCGGCCGAAGTGCGGGAAATGTGCCATGCCGAGCTGGCGGCCTGGTTTGACGATATCCTGCAGAGCCTTGGGGTTAAGCGGCCGTCAGCCGGCGGCGAGGGCATGATTATTTCCCGCCGTCAGTCCAAGCCGCAGGATTAGGCCGTCTGAAAAATGATTTGGCTTTGGCCTTGATCTTGGGCGCGTGCGACGGCCAGTCGGCGCGGATAATAAACAGTTGTCGGCATCAAAAGGGATGTAGGGGCTGAAACCCTTTAAATCCTGTTTCAGACGGCCTTTAAGCCATAATTAACCGTGAGTTAATGTGAGCTTAGAGGCCGATTTTTTATGTCTAGTGCAAATATGAAGCTGGTTCTGTCCCTGACCGGACGGGATGACGGCGCAGTCAAGTTGTTGCGCGAAACCGAGCGGCAGCTGCTTAAAAGCAAACTGTCCCGCGAGCAGTTGGCGCGCAGCAACCGACCTTATGAGGCGGCTGGCATCCGCTCGGAGCGGGCGATCCAGCGCGAAATTTTACAAACGCAGGCGGCATTCCGCCGTTTGGCGCGCAGCGGCACGGCCTCGCAAAATGATTTGCAGCGCGCGGCGGTGGCCACTAAAAACCGTATCCGCGAGCTGACCGCCGAACTGAATCAGGGAATTGAGGCGCAAGGCCGCTGGGGCAAGGGCTTGCAGGCGGTCGGCCGTGTCGGTGCCGGCGTGCTTGCCGGCAGTATGGCGGCTTACGGCGTGCTTAAGCCGGCAATGGATGACAAAAAGCAGGTCAACGCCAATATCAACCAAGTGGCACGCCAGGCGTTTATCGAGGATGAGAGCAAATCTGCCGAGTGGATTGCCACGCAGGGCGCGGAGCAAGTTAAGAGTCTGGCCTTAGAGCTGATCCGGGCCAATGGCGGTAATCACGATTCGGCGCTGGGTATGATTAGCGCCATGATGACCAACGGCATGAGTTTTAATGAGGTTAAGTCTGACGCGCAAACCTCTTATGCTGCCATGATGGCCGCCAGCGAAAACGGCCAATACAACCCCGACGACACCGCGAAAATCATGAAAGTGTTTAAGGATGCGGGGTTTAACGGCAAAGATTTGGGATTGGCCTTTGAAAAGGCTTTGCAGTCTGGCTTGGACGGCAACTTTGAAATTGCCGATATGGTGCGCGAGTTACCTGCTCTGCTGCCGATGGCGCAGCAGGCCGGCCTGACGGGGATGCAGGGATTGGAGTATCTGCTGGCGATGCTGCAGTCGTCGGCCAATAAATCGGGCAGCACCGGCGAGGCGGCAACGGATGTCCGTAATGCGCTGAGTAAAACCTTGTCGGCGGATACTGTGAAACGGCTGAAGGATCTGGAAAATCCCAACAGCCCCGGCAAGGGTATTGATTGGGAGGGATCGGTTTTAAGGGGTAAGGCCAACGGCGAAAACGCGGTGCAGGTGCTGACCCGTCTTGTTGATCAAATGTTGGCCAAAGACCAAGAGTTTGCCGCCTACAAGGCTAAAGCCGATGCCGGCGATAAAACCGCTCTCGACCAAATGAACATCATGCGCGGCTTTGTGCTGTCTAAAGTCATGCCCGACCTGCAGGCCAAAAACGGCCTGCTGGCTGCCTCCGATAAGGAGCAGATGGATATCTACATGAAATCTCTGGCTGGCGTTACCCCCGATAACGGCAAGGTCGACCGGCTCAACGAAGCGCGGATGATGACCGATGCGGCGCAGCAGGAGCGGGATAAGTCCATCGCCATGCTGACGGAGAGTATGACTGAGCCGCTGATCGCGTTTGAGACCGGTATCGCCGGGCTGTCCGCCGAATTTCCGAATACCACCCTGGCCTTGCAGGCGCTGGCGGCGGCGGCAACGGCTGCGGCCGTGGCGCAGGGCGCCATGGCCGTTTTATCGCGCGGCGGCGGTAAGGGTGTGGCCGGTGCGGTGAGTGCCGGTGCGGCGGGGGTCGGCCGTGCGGCGGCGGGTGCGGGTAAGCTTGCCGGCCGTGCCGCGCCGGTGTTGGCGGTGGGCATGGGTGTGCTGGATGCCGTCAATATTGAGCGGCGCAGCGATTTGAGCCGCGCCGAGAAGAATGCCGCGCAGGTGAGCAATGCCGGCGAGACCGGCGGCGGTTTGGCCGGTGCGCTGGCGGGCGGCAAGTTGGGTGCGATGATCGGCACGGCCATTGCGCCGGGTATTGGCACGGCGGTGGGTGCGGCTTTGGGCAGTATCGGCGGTGGGTTGCTCGGCACCTTTGCCGGCGGCTGGCTGGCCGGCAAGATCAACGGCGCCGGTGAGTCGGCGCGCAACCGGGTGCCCGAGGCGGCCAAGCCGGCTCCGCTGCAGCCTGCGGCCAAGCCTGCGCCTTTGGCGGCGGCCGCGCCTCCCGCCCCGCCGAAAGCGGTGGAGCCGCCGGAAAAACTCACGCCGGTTATCGCGGCGCAGACCACCGCCTACCAAACAGCCATTACCGCGCAAACGGCGCAATACCAAGCGGCGGTGGCGGCCGATACCGCGGCGGTAACGTCTGCGCTCTCCGCCATCAACGGCGTTTTGGCCGAGTTGAATCAAACCATCAACAACAATATGACGGTGCACCTTGATGGTCGTGTGATTGCCAACGAGGTATCCCGCCATCAGGTGGCCATGTTTGGCCGGGGAGCGGCGCAATGAGCAGTTGGCATACGATTTTACAAGACGCTTCTTACAAGGGCGTCGGCTTTGAGGTGATGGCGCTCGACGAGAGCAACGGCAAGGCGCTGGTCGAGCACGCGCGGGCGTTTACCCAGGGTGTCGAGTTGGAGGATATGGGCACCAGCGGCCGCCAGGTGCAGGTGTCGGCGGTGTTTTACGGCAAGCAATACAGCAGCCGTCTGCTGCGGCTGCTGGAGGCACTCGAAGAGCCGGGCGCCGGGGTGTTGGTGCATCCGGTTTGGGGGCGCCTGAACAATATGCTGGCCGCGTCGTGGAGCTACCGCCATGACGCGGAAAACGTGGATTACGCCACCATCGATGTGACCTTTCGCGAGGCGGCCGAAGCGCAAAAAATCTTTGTTTTTGAAAACCATTTTCTGATGGCGCTCGAGCGGCTGATTGCGCGGATCGATGCCTACCGCATGGCGGCGGTGGGGATGATTGATGCGCTGCTGGCCATGCGCCAGGGGTGCTCTGCGCTGTGGGGGAGCGCTTTGGGCTTGTGGAGCACGCTGCGCGGTGTGTTTGCGGCGGTGCGCCAGTTGTTGCAGGCGGATGCACGGCAATATCCCGATCATGCCGCAGGAGTTTACCGCTCGGAGAATTTTGCCGCCGATGCGGCGGCGGTGTTTGCCGATTTGGAGCGGATGTGCCGCGCGGGGATTGCGGCGACGGCCGCCGTGCAGGCCGACGGAGTGGCGCAGGCCGACAGCCGCAGCGTGCGTCTGCGCTTTGATGCGGCCTTGGATTTGGTTGATGCGCTGTCTGAACTGCCGCGTCAGGTGCTGGCTGGCAGCAATACTGCCCTGCGGCTGCAGCGCATCACTTATGCCCAGTCGCAGGCGGTGGCGCAGATGCTGCGTTTGTGCACACTGTCGTCGCTAATTTCGGTTGGCCAAATCCTGATTGAGACCTACGGCGAGGAGATGACGGCGCCGGAGTTAATGTATATCAACCGCGTTTTGCGCCAACGGGTGCAGCGCGAGATTGATGCGCTGCGCCAGTCGCTCGCCGCAGCCCGTGCCGTGTCGGCGGCCGAGGCCGATAGGCTGTATCCCTTGGTGCACCAATGCAGCGAGACTTTACGCGAGTGTGCCGGCCAGGTTAACGAGTTGGTGCGTGCGGCGATCAACCGTAAGCCGCCGCTGATTGTGCGGCCGTCGCCGTTATCGGGCACAGTGCATCAGTTGGCGTTTGCGCTTTATGGCGACATCGGCCGCGCGCCGGAATTGGTGCGCCTCAATCCGCATATCACGCATCCGTCGTTTATCCGACAAGGAGTATTGATTAATGGCTACGCACGATAAGCCCTATCCCTACGGCAACACAGTGGTGGTGCGGATTGGCGGTCAGGAGCACCGCGACTGGCTCTCTTACGATATAGACAGCGATTTTTTGATCCCTGCCGATGGCTTTGATTTTGAGTTGGGCCTGCCTGAGGGGCAGGAGGTGCCGGATTTGAGCGGCGAGCAATGCGAGGTGGTGGTCAACGGCGAGACGGTATTGACCGGCATTATCGGCAGCCAGCACCACGACAAAAGCAAAGGCAGTCGCAGCCTGCGCCTGAGCGGCCGCGATTTGGCCGGCCTGCTGGTGGATTGCTCCGCACCGCAGCTTAATGTTAAGGGCATGACGGTGCTGGATGCGGCCAAAAAGCTGGTCGAGCCGTGGCCGCAGATCAAGCAGGTGGTGCTGCGCGCGGAAAAAAACGACACGCTGGATAAGATCGATATCGAGCCGGGCGAGAGTGTGTGGCAGGCACTCACCCATTTGGCTAACTCGGTCGGCCTGCATCCTTGGATGGAGCCGGACGGCACCTTGGTGGTCGGCGGCGCGGATTATGCCGGCGAGCCTGTGGCCACCTTGTGCTGGAGCCGTCATGACAAGCGGCGCAATGTGGAGCGTGTCAGCATTGAGCGCGACAGCGACAACCGCTACAGTGAGGTTACCTTTTTGGCGCAGTCCCACGGCCGCAGCGGCAACAGTGCCAAGCACGATCTCAAATGGGTGCATACCGACCCGACCATGACCCTGCATAAGCCCAAAACGGTGGTGGTGTCGGATGCCGATAATCTGGATGCGCTGCAGCGACAGGCCAAAAAGCAGTTGGCCGATTGGCGGCTGGAGGGCTTTACGCTCAACATCACGGTGGGCGATCACAAAACCGATTCCGGTAAGCTGTGGCAGCCCGGTCAGCGCGTGCACGTGATCGATGAGGAGGACGGCATTGATGCCATCTACTATCTGATGGGGCGGCGCTTTAATTTAAGCCGCTCGGGCGGCACTACCACCGAGCTGCGGCTCAAAGAGGACGGTGTGTGGACGCCCGATGCCTACCCCAAAAAAGCCGAGGCCGCCAGACGGCGCACCGGCCGCAAAAAAGGCGTAACCGACAAGCGCAAAACGGGCGGCCGCGCCAAATCACCGGCCCGCAAAACCAGAGAAACGGCGGTGTTTGAATGAGTTTGAGCAAGTTGGCTAAAAAGACCAAAGCCGTGGCCGCCGGGGTGGGCGATGCGGTAAGGCAGGCATTTCGCGGCAAAATCGCCTTGGTATCGGCGGGCGAGCCGGTGCAGCGCGTGCAGTTGAGTGCGCTGGCCGACGAGACGCTGCAAGATGTGGAGCACCTGCAGCAATTCGGCTTTACCAGCCACCCGCCGGAGGGCACGGAGGCCGTGATTATCCCCTTGGGCGGCGCGACCTCGCACGGCGTGATTGTTGCCACCGAGCACGGCAACTACCGCGTCAAGGGTTTGGCGGGAGGCGAAGTGGCGGTGTACGACCAGTCGGGCAGCAGCATCACGCTCAAGCAGGGGCGGCTTATTAAGATCGATTGCGACAAGCTGGAGATCGCCGCGCCGGGCGGTGTGAAGATTGACGCGCCAAATGTCCAATGCACGGCGCAGCTGACCGCCCAAGGTCAGATCAACGGCAACGGCGGCATGGCCGTGCAAGGCGGCAGCGGTGCGAAATTTACCGGCGCTATCGAGCACACCGGCGATTTTGCCAACAAGGGCAAAATCAGCAACAACGGTGTGGACATCGGTGCCGGCCACAAACACAGCGAGACCAACGGCGCGGAAACCGGCGGAGTTGTCGGGTAGTTGTTTGGCCGTTTGCAGGCAGCCTTAGGGCTGCTTTTTTTGCGCCTGTTTTCAGACGGCCTAAGGGTGTGAAGCGCGTACTCTTCGGGCGGCCGCCTGAAAAACGCAACAATCGCGTTATGGATAAAGAGTTAAACCCGCTCACTGGCGATTACACCGGCCGCACCATCGATACCCTGCAAAACGCCGTCTATATCCGGCTGCGCACCCCTTTAGGCACTTGGTGGGCAGATCGTACCGTCGGCTCGCTGCTGCATTTGCTCGAGCGCGAAAAAGACGTGGCGCGGGTGGCGCAGCTGGCCGAGCAGTATGCGCAAGAGGCTTTACAGCCGATTGTCGACAGCGGCCGCGCCGAGCGCATCGATGTGGCGGCGGAGCAGCCGCACAACGGCAGCCTGATACTGCGCATCCGCGTGCAGACGGCCGCCGGCGGGTTTGACTACCGGCACAAAGTGCCTGTGATTTAAAGGTGGTTTAAAGATGTTTCAAACGCCGACTTTTGAGGAGATCCGCGAGGCGATTTTGCGTGATACGCGCTCGCTTGATCCGACGGCCGACACCAGCGCCGACAGCGACCATTTTGTGCACGCGAGCCGATTGGCCAGCTGCGCTGTCGGCCAGTATGCCCATCAGGTTTGGGTGGTTCGCCAGATTTTCCCCGACACGGCCGATACCGAGTATCTCGAGCGCCACGCATCCTTGCGCGGCCTGCGCCGCCGCAGCCCAACCACGGCCGCAGGCGTGGCCGTGTTGTTTGGTAATGGCGGTGCCCAAGTGCCGGCCGGGCTGCAAATCAAGCAAGGCAACCGTTTTTACCGCACCACTGCCGCCGGTCAAATAGCGGGAGACGGCCAAGTCAGTGTAGCCATTACCGCCGATGACGCCGGCGAATCCTACAACGTAAGCGATGCATCGGCGCAGCTGATGGCACCGCCTGCCGGCGTGTCGGCCGACTGCCGCATCAGCGCGGCGGGCGGAACCGATGCCGAGAGCGATGCCTCGCTTTTGGCGCGCCTGCTGGAGATCATCCGCCGCCCGCCCGCCGGCGGCAACCGCCACGACTACAAAAACTGGGCGCTCAGCGTGGACGGCGTGACCAGCGCCTATGTTTACCCGCTGCGGCGGGGACTGGGGACGGTCGATATCGCCATCACATCCGCCGGCGGCGTGCCGAGTGATGAGATTGTGCAGGCGGTGCAGGCCTATATCGACGAGATGCGGCCGGTAACTGCCAAAAGCAGCCTGGTGCTCAAGCCTGATGTCACAAACGTGCCGGTGGCCGTGCAGGTTAAGGTTGATGGTATGGATTTGCAGGAGGCGCAAAGCCGCATCGAGGCGGCGCTGCTTGAGTATTTTGATGCCTTGATCCCCGGAGACGGCCTGATTGTGTCGCAGATCGAGGCGGTGATTAGCAATGTGGGCAATATTACCGACCGCCGTGTGTCCAGCCCGTCGGCCAACCGCGATGCCGATACGGTCAGCCGTATCGAGTGGTTTAAGCTCGGCCGCGTTACCGTGAGTCTGATGTGATGGATTACACCCAAACCCTACTGGGCTTGCTGCCGCCCGTGTCTTATGCGCCCAATGCCGGCCGCGTGCGCTCGCAGGCGCAAACCGACGGCCGCGTGCTTAATGCGGTGGCCGAGTCGGCCGCGCAGACGCTGGGTGCGGCTGATCCGCGCACGGCAGGTAATGCCCTGGCCGACTGGGAGCGCGTGCTCGGCCTGGACGGCACGGGCAAGCCCTATCAGCAGCGGCTGGCCGAGGTGCTGGCCAAGATCAACGCTACCGGCGGCTTGAGTATCCCGTACTTTATCCGCCTGGCCGAGGCGGCCGGCTACCGCATCAGCATTGAGGAGCCGCAGCCCTTTCGGGCGGGCGAAAACCGCGCCGGTGACCGCATCGCGCCCGAAGACATTATCTGGTCGTGGCGGGTCAATGTTGAGGGCAATAGCCAACAGGTTTGGCTGTTCCGCGCCGGCGCATCGGCCGCAGGCGGGCGGCTGTCGGAATACGCCGATGCGGTGATTGAGAGCATTTTTGAGGATTTAAAACCCGCCCACACCTGGGTGGGCTTTGCATACGGAGCAGACAATGCGTGAGATTAATACCCAAGACAAGCGCTTTATTGACGGCAACGGCCGCGACGTATTGGGCACGGTGGTAACGGCCGATTGGCTCAATGCCGTGCAGGACGAGCTGACCGGTCTGGTGCGCGGCTTCGGCGCGCAGGTTGCGCCGGGCACGCCGAATCAGATCTATCAACTGGTCAGCACGGCGCTTAATTCGATGGCCAGCAACAGAGTCATCATCAATGCCGGTAGCGGCATAATCGGCGGCGGGGATTTGACGAGCAGCCGTATGCTGTCGCTGGGCATACCCTCGACCTTGACCGACAAGACAACCAACGCCACTACGAGCAACTCCCACACGCATGAGTTGGCCCGGGCCAGTACGACGGCGGCGGGTATTGTGCGTCTTAACGATACACTCACGAGCACGGCCACCGATCAGGCGCTGACGGCGGCGCAGGGCAAGGCGCTTAATGAGGCCAAGCTTAACGTCGGCGCGCTCAAGTACACTCATAAAGCCGTGCCTGGCGCCGCGACTGTTTACACATTGGATTTTGGCAACAAGCAAAGCCTGATCGATTTGATGGGCAGCGATTATGTAGGCTACGGCCATTTTGAGACCACCCTGCACAACTCATCGACAAGTCACACCCTTATAAACGCACCGCTTGACGGCGTGCGGAGCGCCCTGCATCTCACGCTGTATTTGATGGGCGCCCACTCATTTATGGAGGTCGTCTATTTATCGTCCGGGCGCCGCTTTTATTCGATTTTTAATTTTGGGCAGGAGTCTTGGGCTCCTGCGTGGATCGAGCTTATCAGCACACGTCGTCTGACCGATGCGGCCAACGTTGACGACTCGACCATCGCGGCATCGGCCCGCGCGCTTAAGCTGGTGGCCGATGGCGCGGCGTCAGCCAGCACCGTCATCACTGCCGGTAACGGCTTAACCGGCGGCGGCACTCTGGGCGCCAACCGTACCATCACTCTCGGCACACCCGGCACCATCACCGGCACAACTGGCAACACCACCACTACTACCAGTCACACCCACGCCATTCAGTGGGCGACGACCGGCGTGGCCGGCGTTGTCCAGCTCTCCACCGCCACCAACTCGACCGCCACCAACATGGCGGCCACGCCCTCGGCGGTTAAGGCCGCTTACGACCAGGCGGCGGCCAAAGTGACCAACTTAAGCAACGGCACCAATGCGCTCGGCATGCGCTGGGACAACTCGCGCATTTTTGTGCGCGTGGACAACACTGATTTCCCGGTTGCCACAACCGCCGATGTGGCGGCCGCAATGCCGCCTGGCACGGTCATTTATTTTGCGGGTCTTGTGCCGCCTAACGGTTTCCTTAAGTGCAACGGCGCACAGGTATCGCGTGCCACCTATGCCGGCATCTTTGCCGCCATCGGTACCACCTACGGTGCGGGAAACGGCTCAACAACTTTTAACCTGCCCGACCTGCGGGGCGAGTTTATTCGGGGCTACGACGACGGGCGTACCGTGGACAACGGGCGCGTACTGGGTAGCTGGCAAGCAGATGAGCTGCGCTGGCATGACCACATTTACCGCCGTGGGCACCTGTCCAATTCGGTCGCCTGGGAGCGTGTGGAGGCCAGCCGCGACAGAAGCGCATCGCTGTATGACGGCGACGGCCGTTTTGACGACCCCGGCGATCGGGTATCTACGGCGGCGTTCGGCGGCGTCGAAACCCGCCCCCGCAACCTCGCCTTACTCGCCTGTATCAAAATTTAAGGCAGTCTGAAAATCATCAAATTAAAGGATAAAAAATGACACAAATCCAATGGACTAAACCCGTCTGCCAGCTGGATGCAGACGGTCTGTATCTCGGCCCGGCCGAGGCGGATCTTGACGTGCACGCCCGCGACGGCAGCTACTTGGTACCCGGCGGCTGCATCGACACCGCCCCGCCCGAGCCGCGCGACGGCCACGCCGCCCGCTGGACGGGCGAGGCTTGGGAATACATCCCTGATCACCGCGGCAAAACCGCCTACAACATTAATGACGGCAGCGCCGTGCAGATTGAGAGCGTGGGCGAGCTGCCCGCCGAGCTGACCCTTGACCCGCGTCCGAGCGAGGCGCATGAGTGGCGCAAAGGTAGATGGACGCTCAATCAGGCCAAAGCCGCCGAGCTGGCCGCCGCCGAGCTGGAGCAGGCCAAGCGCGACAAACTGCTGGCTCTGAACCAGTCCGCGCAAGACTACATTAATGCCGTCGCTGGCATCGATCTGCTGCCGGACTTTGAGGTGCGCACATGGACTTTGCAGGCGCTCGAGGCCAAAGCCTGGGCGGCCGACCCCAATGCTCCCACACCAACCTTGGACACCATTTCCGCCGCCCGCTCCATCCCTGCTGACATCCTGAAACAAAAAGCGCTTGAAAAAGCGCTGGCTTTTGAGCAACTCACGGCAACGGTAGTCGGTTTCAGACAGGCTATTGAGTCGCAGATCAAGCAAGCGGAAGACATGGACCAGCTGGCGGCGATTGAGTTTGCATTCGGCGGCCGTTAAAGGGGGCTTTATGGTGCGTATTTTCGTTGCTTTTTACCGTGGCCGTAAGAGCGGTTACAGCCCTCAATCGCTACTGTATCGCAGCATCGATTGGCTGATCCGCCGCGCAACGCGCGGCCAGTACAGCCATTGCGAGATCGCCGTTTCTCAAGCCAACGGCCGCTTTATGTGTTATTCCGCCAGCCTGCGCGACGGCGGTGTACGGCGTAAAGCCATGGCGCTACCCACTGATAAATGGGACTTGGTGCCCATTTCAGGCGATCTGCTGCCGTGGGTGGAGGAGTTCTACCGGCACACCCAAGGCCAGCCATACGACCTTGGGGGCGCATTGGGCGTCGTTATCCCGGTGCACCAGCGCCTTAACAAGTGGTTTTGCTCGGAGTGGGTCGGCCACGCTCTAGGGGTTTCCGAGTCGCATCAACTGAGCCCCAACACCTTATTTTCGCGCATCGCGCCCGACCCATAA